AAGCGTGCTCCGCTTCCTACGAGATATTACGGAGGCTCTCGCAAGATGTATAGACGACGCCGAACCCTTGGAAAACAAATGAATACTATAGGGGAGACTAAATTAGTACCAACAAGGTCATTTGACGAAAGTCAACCATTTCCCATCCAGGCCGGTGCTCAAGCATATTTTTTTGCATTCAATGTAGGAACTAGTTCTATATTTACTAACGCAACACCAGTAGACGGCATTCAGATAAGTCAAGGCACAGCATTTAATGAGAGGGTAGGTAATTACGCATATTATAAGAAGACTCACTTTTCAGTGAAATTAGAGATGACAACGTCAGACGCAGGTAAACCACCTACTCAATTTCGTATGATAGTATTTAAGATACGTCGCCAATCATCACCATCAGGATTGACTGCTAATTTTTCAACTGACGGATTTTTAAGAGGTGATGGATTATCATTTGGACACGCCACATCAGGTGTCACTGGATTGGATTTAATGATGCAACCTTTGAACAAACGAGACTGGGTGATTTACAAAGATATAATAGCCTTAATGGAGCACCACAACTTATTTACAATCATTATCCAGCATATAAAGACATCCAATTAGATTTGCCATATTACAAGAAAGCATATATGGGTGGTAACACAGGTATATCACCAACTGATTTAAATTTTTCATATGGTATAGTATTTTACGCACATACATTAGGACGTGACGGTATAGCCGCCGATGGATTTGAAGTCAGCCAAAGAGGCACAACTTCATTTTGTGACCCATAATACTTTGCTACACAACACACTACTTACTACACCACAACACTACACTTTGATTCCTAAGCCGAGCCAACCGCTTTGGCTCGGTCGTGGGCTTTAGCCCCGTCGCCGTACCGCTCGCTCGTGTTCATATATTTTTTTGGGTACAGTTGCGGGCTTTAGTATTACCCCGCAACTTCTGTAACCTCTGTAACCCGCTCAATTGCCGTGATACGACGAAGCAATTGGTCTATTTTATCATCACCTGAATTTTCATACCATTCCCTTGGATGTATCGGTGATGTGATTACGATATTCCGACCTCGGAATTCCACGGTCCCCCCTTTATATTGGACGGGACATTCATATCTGTCAAGTAGTGACAGCATCATACCTAAAGGCATCTGACCTCTGAATTCTTCAAAGATGACATTTTCCTCACCTTGATAGCCATCAAACCACTGACCCCTTTGAGGGGTCCATACCCAGTAATCATCAAGCAACTCGCGTGCTCGTTTTGATTTACCAGTACCAGTGGGACCGTATAGGACAGTTACAGTAGGGACGTAGTCACGAGGTTCCAGCAATTCGCTCTGTAAAGCCTTAAAGCCTTTATGATACTTCACGAATTGAACAGGGCATTGTTGAGCCACAACCTTCATCTTATTTCCATCCTGGATTAACTCAACAGCCTCCGCAATATCGGAACGCTTACCTTGAGCAGACAGTACTCCTGTTTCCCAATAATCGCCATCCTTTTTACAATAGTCAGAAGCCTGTTTAGCCGTCTTCTTACGTTTTTCCCAATGTATTTTAGGGAACGCATTTTTCAATGCATTGAATTTTTTGGGAGTTGCAAACTCAATATATCCTTGTAAGTGTTTAGTCCCGGACTTCGCCACTTCAAACCCAAACACTTGGTACTTACAAGCATACGATTTCAAACTCTCAACGTCTTCATCAGTATAGTTATTGAACGTGTAACAATAATTTCGGAATGCCATTTTATATACTATATAAGATATTATTTCCTTAAGTCACTTTACTATGACCAAAAAACATAAACCCATTTAAAGAATAAATTTCTTTGTATATGTTATAGATATGTATGGACGACCAACCAACGGGCGACGAACAACCACAAACCGTAGACGTAGTACGAAACGTACGACAGGTTATAAAAAGCGTGCTCCGCTTCCTACGAGATATTACGGAGGCTCTCGCAAGATGTATAGACGACGCCGAACCCTTGGAAAACAAATGAATACTATAG